CTTCCTCTACCACTTGTTTGTCGGTGTGCCAATAATCCTTGTGCATCCAGGCTTGGTCTTCGTGGCTTTGAACAAATCGACCATAACTAATATTATTCCCTACGATTACCGTAAATCCCCTATCTCTGGTTTGTATAGTCCACCTGTGTTTTAGTGCGTCCGTACGAACATAGGTGCTCTCTTGTCTTTGGGGTGGATATGTCATCATCCTTTTCATAATCTCGCTACCACCGAGCTTGATTGCGCCCTTAACAGATTCCATCTTTTCAAGCGTGTCTATTTTCTTGACCAGTTTGTCCAGACCCTTAATTTCTATTCTTGCAGTCATTTCCTAAATCCCGATGCCCAATCACAGCGACAATTTACATGGGCTGGGGGTCTGCCTATATCGCCCATGCTAGGATGTATCCACCGGGGCTCGTCACCGATCCTGGGGAGTGCTTCAACCATATTGTTTAATGGCAAACAAATCTCACATACCTTTTCATCCATAGCAGTTAACCAGGTTGCCTCGGTTTGAACTCCTGATTTTTCTATTTCACGCATCGTGATTAATCGACCTTCGCTTGCCGCCCTGGTTGTTTCGGTTATGGCAATCATAGATGCTCGGCTTGGTCCAAAAATACGCCCCAACCTATCTCTTACATCTTTGGTGAATAAATGCCTTAGTTTGGGATCAGCCTCAAGCATATTTATTAGATCGGGCATCGTCATATCTGTTTCAAAGAAGGTAGATACCGCATTTCTCATTGATGCTAATATTGCATTTCTGCTTGTATTGTCAATACCCGTAACAAGCTCACCGACATAGCTTGCTGCCCAGGTTGCCGCCTCCATGTTTACTAATGCCCAATCAACTCCTATTCCAATCGTCTCCATCGCTGCTTCGGCGTAAACTAGCGAGACATTTTCTAAAAAAGGGAGCAGCACCGCCTTTTCCTGAACCGTGAATCCTTCCCAAATATCAGCGGGTATCAGGTTCACGTCCCAACTGTACTGCTCAAGCAATTCCAACATGTGCCCAGACATACCCTTGAATAAACGGGCAATTTCACGTCCGTATTTGCGCTCTAGTTCATCACGGTTCGGGATGTCAGACATTGTTTATATTATACCCTACGGATAACCAGCGAATGCATCGTCAAACACCATCGCCACATCTGCGGTATCCAACGCACTTTCCAGAGCTCCCGCAATCGCCCCGTGCATCGCAGGTGTAATAATCTCGCTCACAAATGGAACGTCAGCCGATTTACCCCGTTTCAATGAGTTGACCGATTTCCTCAGCCACTTTGCCATCTCATCATCCTTCTGACGGGTAATGGGAACGCGCTCATTGTCACCCTGATTATTGCCCTGGTTGAACCGATCCGACATCTGCTCGGCGTTTTCTTCCTTGCGCTTTTTCTCCTCTTCCAGTTCTGCCCGTTGCTCGTCTGTCAATTCAAATCCAAGTATATCCATCGCAATGAGCAGCGGAATACCCGCATTGACCAAATTGGCGAGGCTGTCAGACCGCTCCGCCTCATCTTCCTGGTATATGTCCAACGTCTCGGGGTGGAACTCCAATCGCTTACCCATTGGCTCAAATATCTGCTCGTTCATCACCTCAGATATAAACTTACACCTGGGTACAATCGTGTCTTCGTAAAAAGTCAACTTGTCCTGTTTGGCGGTGGCAAAGTTAGCAGCCTCAGGGTAAAGAATTGTGTATGGTATTCCCAGGGCAACCGCAATATCTTCGCGCCGTTGGGTGGTCAGTTCTACGTCTCGCAATTCCGAGAGACCGTCGCCTACTTGGTCTATGCTTACTGTATCGGCATTAAATACTTTCCACCTCATAGCGTTCTTGATACCGCCCAGGAGTTGAGTGAACCATTTTTCCATCCGCTCGCGTTCTTCCTTTTGGGGTATCCCTTTAGCACTTACTACCATTGGGCGTACAGCACCACGCTCGAAGTAAACGCTTATGAAGTCATCCAGGTTCGCCAACACACCAGCGGCTCGCATAGCAGCAACAGCGGGGAACGCTTCAGGTGGTCCCTGTTCTTTGTACGGATCTTGCATCCACATATACAGGATGTCTTTGGGCTCATAGAATTTCTTTATCTCGTTCACCACACGCTCAAACCCTATTAGCTCGCCTGTTTTTTCGTGGAATTTAGGCGTGATAGATTTTGATACTACATAGCGCAATTCTTTGACGGCACTTGTACCAACCTGTTTCATCATTAGGAAATAAGCCACACCCATCAGGTCAATTGACTTAGACGCAATTTCAAATAACGCCTTAGGACTAGGCATCCACCCCAGAGCATTCGTGTACTCCTGGCTGGTATCTATTGGTTCATCACCACTCTTGCCGTAAATCTCGAACGGCATCGCCCCAACCGCTTGAGCGATCTTGCCCACCCCCCTGAATATGGTTGGTATCCCCTGGTAATATCTCTGTACGTCCGTTTTGGGACCGCCTGAGTAATAAGTCCAGGCATCAGTCTCTTCGTCCCACAACAAGGATGCCTTCATCCCGTCTTTGTGATATGTGTCAATCAAGTGTAGTTTATTAGTCATGATATGTACCAACTCCCGCCTTCTAGCTGCTGGACAATATAACGCAATCCATCAAGCCGATGAAATGTCTCTTTGTCCTTTATCTTCTCGGTAGGTTGACCGCGTTCGTCTAACATTCTACTATATCTCCCGAACTCATCCTTAATGCCTGCGCAATCATCAAATATAAATAGTCGCTTTGTTTTCAATAATTCCGTAACCCGATCAATGCCTGCCTCAACATCTGAAAACATCGGCTCAAGAGCGGGAATGCCCGCTGCCTGCCAGTCCAGCCGTTGTTGTGTTTCTGATTTTGCCCCGCCTGCCCATAAGACCACATTTTCATATTTGGTATATTTCAACGCATCGGCGGCATGTGCCTGAGTTGTCTTATCGCCCGATAAACTCTCCCTGTAAACATAATATGCCTGCGTTTCAGGGTTCTCCGCTAACCATACCAGCGCCGTGTTGACCGCCCCGAAGTCGATCCCAACATATCGTGGCCACGCGTTAGGAATATTGAACGGAGTAACATAATGTATTTTCTGATCAATGCAGTCATAAATCATCCCTGCTGGCCTGGTGAAGTTCCCATTACAGAACATCTCAAACTTCCAGGCTGGTAATATCTTTCGTAACCTCTCATATTCCTCAAGAGGAAACGAGGGGTTCATAATCGATGCAAATTGTATCACCCGGAACGCTGGGTCATGATTGTTCCATCGATCATAAACTTCGGTTTTCAACCAACCTAAGTTGTAGACCGTTGTGGTTCCCAGCACTCGCCCTTGATGTAGTGATAATCGTCTTTGAACTGCCTCCCAACTATTCAGTTTGAATGTGTCCTGTCCACACTCATCCAACCATGCCGCTTTTGCGGTTGCGCTTTCGAGCCCTTCGGGAACATTGGCTGATCTTAGAATTATGCGGGTATCGTTGGTCGTTGAATTGATTACCCGATCCCCTTTGTGCAACTCCCATCCTGGGAGCCAATCACAAAAGAAGCGCACCATCTCAGGTAGCATCTTCAGTTTGAATAAATCGTATGTCGCTGTTACTGCTAAATAGTCACCCTCCCCACATCTGTCAATTTCACGCCATAACCAGAACGGTCCAAATGATGTTTTACCAGACTGGAACCCGGCGATGATGAACGTGAACCGCTCTTTACTGTCCAGGGCTCTTTGTTGTCCTGGGTGTGGCTCAACAACAATCTTGCCATCAACAAGGGTTGCAAATTCATTCTGCATCTACGTCCGGGTTTCTGATAACTTCGATCATAGTTACTTTTACGGGATCTCCGTCCTTACCTGTGATCTCATGTATGTCTGGCACCTTCCCGAATGCGATCTCCATAAACGCTTTCTGTAATTGATGATTACCGCTTGATGCCCACTTTCGTAATATAGCCTCAGATACCGTGACCTTGCGCCCACTAATGACAACATCCTCGCCCTTGTGTTGTGCTACCTCGTGAGCAATCTGTAATGCAAGTTCCCGCAAAGCATCAAAGTTCTTTGGTCTGCCTTTGCGGTTTATTCGGGGGTCGCCCTTTGTGAATTGCCCTTTTCTATTTGCCATCTGTATAAACCTGTATAACTGTCAAAATTCAACTATT